GCCGAGTGGTCGAGCGATTCGGCGAGCAGGTAGACCAGGAACTGAAGTATAACATCAAAGCAAAGAAGTTTGAAGAGGTTGAGGTCGATCCTGAAACTGGAAAAGAAAAGAAGGTAAAGAAAACAGTCCAGGTAGTTGACCCCAATCTTCAGAGCGATTATGCCGTTTACTTTGACTCAAAGAGCCGCAACTATGAGACCAATCAGGATTACAACCGCATGTTCCTGAAGGCGCAGCAGGCGTTTGCCAACGATAAGCTTCAGACTCGTGGGCATCTGTTCTTGAACGAGGTTCTGGACGATCTGGATCTCCCCCGTACCCCTGCCGGTCAGATTGTGGGCTGGACTGCCGACGGTCCGGACGGATATGTTAATTTCAGAATTGTAGAAGTTGAGAGGGAGACCGAAGACGGCAGACACGAGCCGGTTCTTCTTCTTGATTTCAACGTAGAGGGAAATATCTGGGAGAAGATGTAACTTTAACGCTTTCAGATTGATACTGGAGGTGGTCGCTTTATAAGAGAGGAGTTTTAAAAATGCGAACCATATTAAAGGGTGCTGTATTTCTTTTGAGTCTTATCCTTTGCTTCATTATTATAGCGAGGATGGCCGCAGCCCCTGCAAAAGAGAAACCCGTCGAGGATACATATAACGATGCGTCTTCGACGGTATCTATATCCCCTATTGAAACTGTGCCGAAATCTTCGCCGCATGCCGAGAAACCGGAACAGGTTGAGGAAGAATGGCCGTATCCTATTTCACATGAAGAAATTGAACTTATCGCGTTGGTAACAATGGCGGAAGCGGAAGGCGAAACGGAACTCGGACAGAGACTGGTAATCGATACGATTTTAAACCGAGTCGACGATTCGCACTTTCCGGATAATGTGACCGATGTTATATTTCAGCCAAATCAGTTCACATCCATGTGGAATGGGAGAGTCGACCGCTGTTATGCGAAAGAAGAACTTGTAGAGCTTGTAAAGGAAGAGCTGCTGGAACGGACGAATTACGAATGCGTATTTTTCACCGCAGGCGGATACAGCGATTACGGTGTTCCGATGTTCCAGGAATGCTGCCATTATTTTTCAAGCTACGATTGAAAGGAGCGTTTATCATGAAAGCATTATTTTCTTATGTGTTTTCTACCATGGCCGGTTTGTGTTTAATCAGCGGTATTGCCATTTTGTCCGGTGGAAAGGAGTAATCGAACGTGGATATGCTCGATGATTTCATAAATCTGCTTGACTCCATATTGGACAGCAAGCGGAAAAGACATATTACCGGCGGGATTCTCCTGAGCGCTGCATTGCTATTCGGAGGTCTCGCCGTAACTGTTGTTACGATAAAAAACGAGGAGGATTACTATGAGCAAGATTAACTTCGCTATGTTTATGGCCGGTCTGACTATCGGGTCGGCCGCAACATGGCTTTGTCTTAAAAAGCGATACGAGCAAATTGCTCAGGAAGAAATCGATTCGGTGAAAGCGGTCTTTGCTGAAAAGAAGCCGGAAACGGTGATTCGAAAAGAGGAAAACGAGAATCTTGACAAAGACAATAAAATCAAGGCTGACCAGGCTAAATTGAAACCGGATCTGATTAACTATGCGGCTAAGCTCGCAGAAGAAGGCTATACGAATTACGCCTCTGCAACCAATAAAAATGAGAAAGAGGAGAAGGTAAATATGGTTGAAAAGCCTTATATTATCTCGCCAGAGGAATTCGGTGATTTTGACGAATATACCAAGCTCAGCCTGACTTATTATTCGGACGAGGTTCTGGCGGATGAAAACGACGAGATTGTCGATGATATTGATGAGACCGTGGGCGCTGATTTCGCAGATCATTTCGGCGAGTATGAGGACGATTCTGTGTTTGTCCGCAACGACAGGCTGAAATGCGATTATGAGATTCTGAGGGACAACCGTTCCTACTCGGATGTCACAGGCAGATACCCCGGTCAGATGGAGGATTAAATGACAGAGAAAGAGCTGAACAACGAATATTTTGAATGGATGTGTCAGCTCGTATGCAATGAACGGTATTCCAGGGGTCTATCCTATCAAAAGCTGCTGAGGCATCTTCACAATATTGATTTCCAATATGTGATTCCAATGGATGGTAACAGGGCTGAAGACGGGATAGACCTCCGTTACCGTTTTGGATATGAAAAATCATACGAGGGTCCTATGATTGCCTCTTTTCTGGACAATCGGCCTTGTAGTGTGCTGGAGATGCTGATTGCTTTGGCGTTTCGTTGTGAAGAAAACATTATGAACAATCCCGATGTTGGCAATCGAATGGGCCAATGGTTTTGGAATATGATTGTAAATCTTGGGTTAGGTTCCATGAGCGATTCCAGATTCGATCCGAAGTATACGGACTATGTTATATTTCGCTTTATGGACCGTAAATACAAACGGGATGGTGAAGGCGGCCTATTCAAGATTGAGCACTGCAAGTACGATATGAGATCGGTTGAGATTTGGTACCAGATGAATTGGTATTTGGACAGCATCCTGTAAAGAAAGGAATTCTGCTATGGTTCACAGCAAAGTGTTTGAGTGTTTTCAATAACATATGCCGGCGTTTGCCGAAAAGGTTGAAACCTATTTCCCGAACGGGAAAAACAGTATCCGTGTACGGCAAAAAGACGGCAAGGAATTTATATTTTCGTTTAATGGAGAAAAAACTTGGCGGTTTGAAACTATCGACCAGTTTCTTGCAGGAATGAAAGGAGGAAAAGTTCATGGATGAGATGGTCCGTTATATTTTCGGAAGCCTTCGAAATTCGGAAACGATGTTCCGGACAATCGGGAAATCCATCAGAAAGCAGCAGTCGTTTAACCATAATGTTACGTTTTGGGTAACGGTCGTAACGGCGCACCTGATTGTTAAAGAGTTTGAGATTCGCAATATGCGTTGCCAAATCGAGGCTCTGAAAACTGAAATTAAGGAGCTAAAGCAGACGGAAGGAGACTAAAGAACCTCGATGATCGACTTTTTAATGATTTCAACACGTAGTACGAAGCGTGGTGTAATAGAAATCTACCCGAAGTTTATCATTAAGAAAAGCTCTGATCTTATGATTAGAGGCGGCGACTTCTATGCCATATGGCTGGAAGACCGGGGTTTATGGTCTACGGACGAGCAGGATGCTTTGCAGCTTATCGACCGGGAACTCGATCGGTATGCAGAAGAGAATCGCAAGAATTTTGATTCAAGTGTTAAAGTCCTGCACATGTGGGACTCTGAATCTGGAATGATCGATTCGTGGCACAAATACTGTCAGAAACAAATGAGAGATTCGTTCCACATGCTGGATGAAAAACTGATATTTTCAAATACGCCTACGAACAAAAAAGATTACGCAAGCAAAAAGCTGAAGTATCCCCTGGAAGAAGGAACCATCAATGCCTACGACAAGCTGATGTCTACTCTTTACTCTGAAACGGAGAGAGAAAAAATCGAATGGGCAATCGGTTCTATAGTCTGCGGGGATTCTAAAAAGTTGCAGAAATTTATGGTTTTGTATGGCGCCGCAGGAACCGGCAAATCCACGGTTCTTAACATCATTCAGCAGCTCTTCGACGGGTACTATTCTGTGTTCGACGCAAAAGCGCTTGGTTCTTCGAGCAACTCGTTTGCTTTGGAGGCGTTCAAGAGCAATCCGCTTGTTGCTATTCAGCACGATGGGGATTTGTCGCGCATTGAGGATAATACCAGGCTGAACAGCCTCGTTTCTCACGAGTTGATGACGGTAAATGAAAAGTTCAAGTCTACTTACGCAAACCGTTTTAAATGTTTTCTGTTCATGGGCACGAATAAGCCGGTGAAGATAACCGATGCGAAATCGGGTTTGATTCGACGCTTGATTGATGTGTCCCCGTCCGGCGATAAATTGAGCCCGAAGGAATACAAAACGGTAATGAAACAAATTGAGTTTGAACTTGGCGCTATCGCATACCACTGCCAAAATGTATATCTGGCAAATCCAGGCATGTACGATGATTATATTCCGGTCGCGATGCTTGGCGCATCCAATGATTTCTACAACTTCATCATTGATTCTTACCACGTGTTTAAGAAGGAAGACGGAACGACACTGAAAGCCTCTTGGGAAATGTACAAAACGTACTGTGATGAGGCAAAGGTGCCGTTTCCGTTTTCTCAGAGGATTTTTAAAGAAGAACTGAAAAACTATTTCCGCGATTACAAAGAACGGTTCAATCTGGATGATGGCACTCGTGTCCGAAGCTATTATGTCGGTTTTCGGACGGAGAAATTTGAAGAGCAGACGATTTCGGAAAAGGAGGAACCGGAACAGAAGCTTATTGAATTCAAAGCGCAGCCGTCTGTTTTCGACAAAGAGTGCGCGGACTGCCCTGCTCAGTATGCGACTTCATCGGAAATCCCCACATCCAAATGGGAGAAAGTAAAAACGAAGCTGAGCAGTATTGATACGTCGAAACTCCACTATGTCAAGGTTCCGGAAAATCATATTGTTATCGACTTTGATATTCCGGATAAGGACGGAAACAAGTCTTTTGAACTGAATCTGAAGGAGGCGAGTAAATGGCCGCCCACTTATGCGGAACTGAGCAAAAGCGGGCAAGGCATTCATCTGCATTATATTTATGCGGAAGATCCGGCAAAGCTGAGCAGAGTCTATGACGACCACATCGAAGTTAAGGTTTTCAACGGCAAAAGCTCTCTGCGCCGGAAATTGACAAAGTGCAATAACCTGCCCATCGCAACCATCAATTCTGGTTTGCCACTGAAAGGAGAAAAGCAAGTGATAAATTTTGAAGGGGTGAAGAGCGAGAAAGGTCTTAGAACGCAAATCAAACGGAATCTGAACAAGGAATACCATCCGGCAACTAAACCCAGTATCGACTTCATCTATAAAATTCTTGAGGACGCTTATGCAAGCGATCTTCATTATGACGTTACAGATATGCGGAACGCTGTGCTGGCCTTTGCCGCAAGCAGTACGCATCAGGCGGATTACTGTATTAAGTTGGTCAATAAGATGCAGTTCAAATCTGCTGACCAGTCTTCCGGAACAAAAAACAATGACGCCAAACTTGTGTTTTATGATGTTGAGGTGTTTCCGAACCTGTTCCTGGTCAACTGGAAAATTGAAGGCGAAGGAAAGCCTGTTGTCCGTATGATTAACCCTACGTCGGCTGAAATTGAGGAGCTGATGCGGTTTCGTCTGGTCGGTTTCAACTGCCGCAGATATGACAATCACATTCTCTATGCCAGACTCATGGGTTATACGAACGAGCAGCTATTCTCGCTTTCCAACAGAATCATCAATGGGAGCGCCAACTGCTTCTTCGGTGAAGCCTATAACGTTTCTTATACGGATGTTTACGATTTCTGCTCGAAGAAACAATCTTTGAAGAAATGGGAAATCGAATTGGGCATCCACCATCAGGAGCTCGGCCTTCCGTGGGACCAGCCTGTTCCGGAAGAGATGTGGACGAAAGTCGCCGAATACTGCGACAACGATGTAATTGCTACCGAAGCTGTTTTCAATGCGAGAAAAGCTGACTTTACGGCTCGGCAGATTCTGGCGGACGTGGCCGGAATGACGGTCAATGACACGACCAATTCTCTGACCACCAAGATTATATTTGGCAACAACCGAAAGCCGCAGGATCAATTCAACTACCGTTTTATGGGTGACGTAACTCCCGATTGTGAACCGTGGACTATTACAGAAGATATGGTTTTGTATGACCATTTGGGAGATGAAAATTTCACCCTATTTAATAAAGACGGAAAGCCGGTGTTCCCGGGCTACACTTTCGAGGGCGGTAAATCTATTTATCGCGGCGAAGAAGTCGGCGAAGGTGGTTATGTCTACGCCGAACCCGGTATGTACAGCAACATTGCGTTATTGGATATCGCGTCCATGCATCCGAGCAGCATTGTAGCGGAAGAACTCTTTGGCCCTGAATATACGAAGAGATTCAATGACATTCTTCAGGCCAGAATTGCGATTAAGCATAAAGAGTTCGATAAGGCTAAAAAGATGCTGAACGGCGCATTGGCAAAGTATCTGACGGACGAAGCTGCTGCGGCTGATCTGGCTCAGGCCCTGAAAATTGCAATCAACTCTGTATACGGTCTTACTTCAGCAAGCTTTGACCATCCGTTCCGAGACAATCGCAACAAAGATAATATTGTGGCTAAACGCGGCGCCCTGTTTATGGTAAACCTCAAACACGAGGTCCAGAGACGGGGCTTTATTGTTGCCCATATTAAGACGGACTCCATTAAGATTCCGGACGCGACTCCGGAAATCATTCAGTTCGTTATGGATTACGGCAAGCAGTATGGCTACAACTTTGAACACGAGGCTACATACGACCGCATGTGTCTTGTGAACGACGCTGTTTATATTGCGAAGTATAAGGATGGTAAGCACGCCGGAGAATGGACCGCGACTGGCACCCAGTTCCAGGTTCCTTATGTCTTTAAGAAACTGTTCAGCAAGGAGTTGATTGAGTTCGAGGATATGTGCGAGACCAAATCGGTAACTTCTGCATTGTATCTCGATATGAACGAGGGTTTGCCAGACGTATCCGAATTGGAAGCGGAGCGGGATAGGCTCGCTAAAAAAGATCCGCCAATGGAAAGAGAAGGTCTAAGCGAAGAAATCGCTAAAGGCCACAATTATCATTTCATTGGTAAGGTCGGTCAGTTCTGCCCCATCAAACCGGGATGCGGAGGCGGTATCCTGCTTCGCGAAACGGAAAATAAGAAAACCGGAGAAAAAGGATATGCGGCCGCAACTGGCTCAAAAGGTTTCAGATGGCTGGAGTCTGAGATGGTTCGGGAACTCGGCAAGGAAAACGATATCGACCGCACTTACTACAACAATCTTGTAGATGAGGCGGTGAAGTCTCTGTCTTCTTATGGAGATTTCGAACGGTTTGTTGCGGACGAGCCGTTTGTTTCCGACAACACTCCCCCGTGGTTTGGAGCCGGAGAACCGCATGAAGAAGAGCCAACGCCATTTGATGTGAGGTGATACCTTTGCTTGTTTTATTGGTTATTGCCCTTGTGATATTTGTGTTGGTTAAATCCGACTTTAGCAACACTTCTTGCGACTGCACCGATGAAGAGTGCAGATCGTGTCCGTTCCCATGTGAAAAACACAATTTTTGAAAGGAGACCAATCATGGCTTATAAGAACGTAGACAACATCATCATTGAAAATGCGCACATCATTTTCAGAAATTTCAAAGGAGAGGAATCGAAGTACAACCGTGCCGGAAGCCGCAACTTCTGCGTAATCATCGAAGATTCAGATATGGCGCAGAAACTGATTGAAGACGGTTGGAATGTAAGGGTTCTCTCCCCTCGTGATGAGGACGAAGAGCCCCGTCACTATATTCAGGTTGCGGTAAGCTTCGACAATATCCCGCCCAAGGTTGTTATGATTACCAGACGGGCACAGACGAATCTTGATGAGGAGTCTATTGCCACTCTGGACTTTGCGGAGATTAGGACGGTCGATTTGGTGATCCGCCCTTACAACTGGGAAGTCAATGGCAAGACCGGCGTTAAGGCTTATCTGAAAACGATGTATGTAACCATCGAAGAGGATGAGTTCGCTGAGAAGTACGCTGCGGAGGAAGGTCCGGAAGAGGCCCCGTGGCATTGATATTTTAGAAGATGGACAAAGGGGTGCCGACTTAGTGCATGTCCGGTTAAATGTCCAGTAAGGTCTCGATCAGATGCGCGTGTCTATGAGAGTGAGAGGAAACAGCCCCGTTCCATCAATCACCGAATGGAGAAAAACAAACAGCATAAAGGAGGCGAAATCAATTGTTTTGGAAAAAGAAAAAACCCAAACGAAAACAACCGGTTAAAAAACAAATTCCGAAGCATATCGCTGACAATCTGAAATATGGAGAGAGTGTAGCCGAAGGATTTAAAAAAGGTGTTTCTGAGGTTTCGGAAAAGCCTAACCGAAAAAAGCCCGCCGGTAAAAATTCGGAAGAGCATTTAGACGCTCGAAAAGAATTTCTGCGGGTGTTCAGACAGCTAACCTATCGGCATCGCTCTTGGGATATATGGAGCGACTTCATTATTATGTTCGCTTGCGCTTTATCGAATCCGGTGGACAAAGACCACTTCGACGAGAGAGAGGCGTTATATTTGCGGACTATCAAAAGATACAACAAACAGGAACAGCCGTTGTTTTCCGAACTTGCTGCATATACGGTGGTGGCTTTGGAAGAAAATCAAGAGCAAGACTTTTTGGGAAGCATCTACACGGAACTTGGCCTTAACAGCAAAGAACATGAGCAGATTTTTACACCTTACCATGTTTGCGAGTTGATGGCGGAAATCACTATGGAAGACGTTGTTGAAAAGGTCAAGAAAGACGGGTACATCACCCTGAACGATCCTTGCTGCGGCGCTGGAGCTACTTTGATTGCCGGTATTCATGCAGCGAGAAAAAGGCTGGAAAAAGTCAACCTGAATTACCAGAATCATATTTTGGTGGCTGCTCAGGATATCGACATGGTAGTAGCTCTGATGTGTTATATTCAACTATCTCTCCTCGGCGTTGCCGCTTACATCAAAGTCGGAAATTCACTGACCGAACCAATGACTGAAAACGATTCTCTGGACAACTATTGGTTCACCATGATGTATTTTTCTGATATATGGTCAATGCGGCGACTTCTTAGGAGTTTGTAATGGCCGGTATATCTTTAAGAGATTATCAACTGGACGCCGTTGACAGGATGAAAAACGGCTGCATTCTGTGCGGCGGCGTTGGAAGCGGTAAGTCCAGAACCGCGTTAGCCTATTACTACAAACAAAACGGAGGCGAACTCGGAACAAAAAAATACGTGAAGATGAAAAGCCCTAAAGATTTGTACATCATCACGACGGCAAGAAAAAGGGATACGAAGGAATGGGAGGGTGAGCTTTCGCTCTTCCTTCTTTCTACTCATCCCGAAGCGAGTTCGTATTCCAACAAAGTGGTAGTCGATTCATGGAACAACATCGGCAAATACACAACGGTAACGGACGCCTTCTTTATATTTGATGAGCAACGAGTCGTTGGCTCCGGAGCTTGGGTAAAAGCATTTCTGAAAATAGCCAAGCTTAACGAATGGATTCTGCTCTCCGCCACACCAGGAGATACATGGGAAGATTATATTCCAGTGTTTGTGGCTAATGGGTTCTATAAAAACAGAACAGCTTTCAAAGAAGAACACATGGTCATGACCTGGGTGAATGGCAAGTATCCGAAGGTGGACCGGTATTTAGGGGTTGGGCGACTGATCCGTCTTCGCAATCGGATTCTCGTAGAGATGGATTTCAAACGGGAAACTGTCTCGCACCACGAAGATGTTTATGTGAAGTACGATGTCGCCAAGTATAAGGACGCTTCTAAGCTTCGATGGAATCCCTATAAAAACGAACCGATTACGAATGCCGGCGAGCTGTGCTATGTATGGCGTAGGATCGTGAATTCGGACGACTCCAGGCAAGTCGCTTTGATGGAACTGTTTGAGAAACATCCGAAAATGATTGTTTTCTATAACTTCGATTATGAACTTGATATTCTTAAGAATCTCTATTACGGAGACGATGTCGAGGTTGCAGAATGGAATGGTCATAAGCATCAGCCAATCCCTACTTCAGACAGTTGGGTCTATCTGGTGCAGTATACAGCCGGAGCCGAAGGATGGAACTGCATAAGCACCGACACCATTGTGTTCTACTCGCAAAATTACTCTTACAAGATTATGAAGCAGTCTGCCGGAAGAACTGATAGGCTAAATACGCCTTTCAAAGAACTGTACTACTATCACTTAAAATCCAGATCCGCTATTGATTTGGCGATCAGCCGGGCGTTGAGTGAGAAACGGAATTTCAATGAAACCAAGTATGTCAGCAGCTATTCCAAAAGAACTGCTTAGTCAGAAGGATACCAATGATTAAACTGGATGTCCAAGATTATTGTCATGAGTGTGCCAATTTTACGGCCGATGTGGAGGAACCGGAAAAATATTATGCTGGTTTCGATATTATTGAAATGACAGATACTCTTGTTCGCTGTGAACATCGCAAATTATGCGAAAACCTAGTTCGATATTTGAGAAAGCAGGTGGATCTTGATGAAAAATCCGAGAATCAATGAAAGCTTGATTATTGGCGTTGATTTCTCCAAACGAGACGATGGGGTGCTTATTGTTGGCCGACAAAAGAACGGAGAATTTACAATTATCAATGCTTTTCAGGGTAAGGAAGCCTTTGATATTTATGAAAAACTGATTACAGCCAAGAAAGGAGGCGGCAATGATGGGGCTATCAAGACTAGCGGAGCAATGCCGAAAATGCCCATTCAAAGATAATTGCAAAAAACAAACGAATGGAAGCACTCGGATATTTGCCGGAGCCGATTGTGGCGGAAGCAGGTGCGTCATCTGCTGCTGAATTGACTCAACCGATTCTTCGAGAGACTGTAAATACGATTATTGACGGCAAAGTTGTTAAAGTGTATAAGGATGAGATTGAGAAGTAGCTTTATAAAGAGTTATATTCTCATCTCGGTCTTCAGTTAGGAGGTTAATCATGGAAAACAATAACAAAAACAGCTTTGGATATAAAGTTGGACAGGCTTTGGCGTTTGTGATTGGGCTTTGTATTGCAGCCATTTTAGTCGCTTTGACTGTAAAACTTATTATGTGGATTTTGTGATACTAACAACCGAAAGGAGAAAAACATGAACGAATTTGAAATTAAAGATAAACTGAAAACTGACCGTAAAGAAATCAAATCATTTGATGACCTTGTGAACTTCTTAAAAGAAGCTAGAGAATACAATTTCGATTATGGCGGAGCACCCAGAGCCATCGCGCAAGCCGCACTTGCCACAGCATGGTGGTTTGCTGGTGATTTTGGAATTACAAATTTTCAAGCCGGCTTCGTAATGTGGGATTTTATCATTGATTGGATGTACACAAGCAACGAATGTGGACTCAGAATTGTCGATTATGATGATATGCTTTATCCACAATACGACCATAAGTTTGAAAAAACAATCTCGCCAAAAACATGGTCAAATATTCAGAAGCAAGCAGAGAAAAATCTGAAAGAAAACGCTGAACATGCTCATCCAGCCGTTATAGCTCACTGGAAATCAATTGTAAACGGTATTGTTCCTTTTGGCTATTCTGTAAAGGAGGACTAATATTTATGAATAAGCAAATCATAGCCGTTGACTTCGACGGTACCCTTTGCGAAAACAAGTGGCCGGAAATCGGAGAGCCAAATACTGAGCTTATCGGTTATCTCATTATGATGCAAAAAAACAGTCAGTGCTAAGATTATTCTTTGGATTTGCCGTGTTGGAGAAATGCTTGATAGAGCTGTGAACTGGTGCTCAGAACATGGACTCGAGTTTGACGCGGTCAATGAGAATCTTCCTAACATCATCGAACGCTTCGGCAGCGATACACGAAAGATATTTGCGAACATGTACATTGATGATCGGAATTTCTGGTATGACGATAAATCACCAAAGAAGATTTTATATCTTTGCGATGGCGGACAGTGCGAGACTTGTTCAAATGAATGTAATCATACAACTGACGTTGACCACGCCAAAAACTTTAATAAGGAATTTGGCGTTTATGTAGAAAAGGAGGAGCAAAATCATTATGGTAAATAAATTAGAACCACTTCCGCAGTATCATATCGATAGGGATAAATTGTGCGAGATCATAAAAGAAACCGTCGGCTATGATAGATTGATGGATGCATTCTGTTATGGGACCGTTGTTTGCGACGAGTTTGCCTGGTTTACTAACGCCGATGAGTTTTATATTATTCATCTGGATAGCGGTATGATGGTCAATTGGTATAAGCATTTGGGTCGAACCAATACGTGTTCTCAGAGCAATCGGACGATTGAAGACTATTATGAGTTCTTTAAGCTTTTTAAAGAAGAACTGGATTATTGGGAGGAAAGGAGAAGATAATCTATGCTGAAAATCAGCGAATTTGAGGTTATGGGTTGGGAGCACGCTATTCGTGGAATGCGGAATCCCATGAATTCTTGGGAAAAGAGCGATAGTTATATTCTAAATTGCTACGGGAATTGCGATGAATGCGTTGATATTGATTGTCAAAACCAACCCGACATGAATGGGGGCTTTGTGCTTGAATTAAACGATTTAAATCTTATGAAACGTCTTCGCAATGCCGGCACCGACCACCGGAAGTTCATGCGGATGATTACTGTATATCTTGACATTACTGCCCCGCTGTACTGGTGGAAAGAATTCGATACATACAAGGTCGGGACTGTGGCGAACTCTTGCTCGACGATGCATAAGATCGCGGCGAAGGAGTTTACGCTGGAGGATTTTAGTCATGAACACATGCTCGATGTAGAAGGAGAGGCGATCGAATTCAATAATGCGCCAGGTGACTATTGGAATTCGATTGCTATTCTCGATGTTACTGTAAGGGTCTTGAATATGTATCGTGAACTGTACCTCGAAACCAAAGACAAAAAATACTGGTGGCAGATGATCCAGCTTCTCCCGAGCTCTTACAACCAGAAACGGACGGTCATGCTCAATTACGAAGTCTTGGCCAATATTTATAAGTCTCGTAAGGACCACAAGCTTGATGAGTGGCGTACATTCTGCGACTGGATTGAAGAGCTGCCTTATAGTGAGGTTATTACTGGCTATGAGGAGGACTAAGCTTTTGGATATTCTAAAGATACTTTTTCCAGCTCTAATGGTTGTTGGTGCTCTTGGAAGTCTTATCGTAAATCTAATAGATAAAGGAGAACACGCAATCAGTATCCAATGGCTTGGAGCAACATTACTGTATACTGCATTGATGATGCGAAATATCAAATAAAGGAGGCAGCGTCGAATGACAAATTTAGTAATATTTTCAGTTGAGGAGTCGTACAAGCTGATTCATAATGAGCCGGTTTTCGATAAAAAATCACAAACACTTTACAGGAGTGAATATCAGATGACAGATAACAAAAAGATAGGCAGACCAAAAGCTATAAATCCGAGAAGTAAGCAGTATTGTATTCGTCTAACAGACGATGAATGCGAAGCCCTAAAAACTATCGCCAAAAAGCATAATCTTTCTGTAAGCAAACTTATTCGCTCCAGAATAATTGAAGGTGAATATCAGATGACTATTAACGAATACCAGAAAGCCGCTTACCGTACCGCCAATCAATCCCTGACCGACTCTCAGCAGCTCCAAAACGGACTCATGGGTCTTAATGGAGAATCCGGAGAGTGCATTGATATTTTGAAGAAGCATCTCTTTCAAGGACATGATCTCGACAAGTACCACATTGCCAAAGAGCTTGGAGATGTGGCTTGGTATCTTGCGGTGAGCGCTCAGGCTCTCGGTTTTGATTTGGAAACGATTTTACAGATGAACGTGGAGAAGCTGAAAGCGCGTTATCCTCATGGATTTGACGCCGGACACAGCCAACACCGTTCTTCTGGTGATATTTAAGGAGGACATCATGTGGAGCAAAGAAACAATTAAAAACAAAATTTACGCCCTGGTGCTTATCGGCATCGGGGTTCTTTCTATTTTCCCGGAAAACGACGCCACTGCTTGTATGTTCTTTTGCATAATCGGGGTACCTTTGTTCTTCGCTAAGGAAAACTGGATTATGAATGGAGGAGGTTCCGATTATGTATACGAAGAAAGCCGGAGGAAAAGTGTACGGAGCGCATCTGACTGCCGCAGAAAAGAAAGCGATGGATATCGAAATCCGCAGGCAGCTCGCAGAGTACGATCGCAAGTACGCTAACGAACTTGACGCGATGATCTTATGGCATCTGCACGAGGAGTTCGGTTTTGGACCGAGGCGTTTAAAGCAGTTCTATGACACTTTTGCCGTAAGATTGAACGAGCTGATTAAACAACTATGAGATGACTGATTCCGATATGGTTTGGCTGTGTACGTACAAGCTAAAACAATACGGAATTGACATCGAGGAATGGAACAAACAAAGGAGGGACTGATGGGTATCGCTAATCGTGAAAACAATCCTCGAAAGAATTCGGAGGGATATTCTGACCAAACGGCTTTCGAGGCTTTGCGGAACATCGATAAGGAAGACGAAAGATTTCACAGACTGCTACATACATTGTTTTATATCTGTGAGCTTGCTGATTTCAAAATCGAAGGCCGCATTGTGTTGATTGACAAACAGACCGGACGGATTTGGAGATGAGAAAAACGTCCGTACACTCTTTGAAAATCTGTAAAATTGTGGCCACTTTTATTTTTAAGAAAGTGGGCTTTGAGCAATTTTGGGGAAATTTTGGAGCTTGTACGGACGAAAAATCTCGTTTTTGGTCAAAAAAAGTGGGCAAAAGCCCGGTTTTGCGAACCAAAAGTGGGCTGAAAAAATCGGGTGCATTTTCTGAAAACGGCACTTTTTTGGCGTTTTTTGGCCATTTTTGGCCGATTTGCGCAAATTGGGTGCCGGAAAACCACTAAAAAGCCCACTTGCCCACTTTTATTTCTTATTAATTGCGATAAAAAGTTTTAATATTTAAATAAATAAGGCGAACAAAAGTGGGCATTTGGCCACAAGCCGAAATTGCATACCACAAATCAAGTAAAAAGTCAAGTGGTTTGCGAATAAAGTCCTTTCTTTATTTTGGCTTTTGTGCTATACTGTAATAGCCACACAATCTAATAATGTTCAAGTTGCAAGGGAAAATTACTTTGGTAAAAAGTGTTTTCTCTCTTTACTCATGCGTCCTTTGCGACTTGATTGAGATTGCGTGGCAACAATGAGGGATTCACTTTTTCGGTGCGTCTCTCATAAGGGGGCGCACTTTTTTATTTAGGCGCTTCTTTGTTATCAAAAGAATGAAAAGGGGCGTCAACATGGATGACGGTATGAGCATAAGCAAAGAGCAACTTGAGATAGAGAAATCAGTTGGGAATTTTAACATTGAACCATATTCTGGACAGATTGCCGTAGATCAAGATTGTGTTAAATTGGATTTGGATAAGGATAATAAAAGGGCGGTTAGTGCTTTTATGCAGTATCTTCCTTCTTTGATTGCGACCACCACGCTATCACAATCTTATATAGTAAGTTTTCCAGAAGGACTGCCACACGTGCTTACATCGCTACAACAAGGCGGCTTTGGAACAACGATTCAGGATCATGGAAGATTTGTCGGAACAGCATCTTTATACCCAACTACGCCGCAAGCTGTTGCTCTCGGTGTTTTTACAGTGATGTCAATAGCGTCCAGTCAATATTTTTTGAATCAAATAAATAACGAACTGAAAATGATGAAATTAAATATTGACAAAATTCTTGAGTTCCTATATGGGGACAAGAAAGCTGAATTGATGGCTGAGGTAAGTTTCGTAAAATATGCTTATCAGAATTTCAGTTCAATCATGAAATTTGACGTTCAAAGAATTGCAACTATTGGCAGTCTTCAAAGTGCTAAAAAAGTGGCAATGAAAGACATCGAATTTTACATGAGTGATTTGGAATCAACGGCAAATAGTAAGGGTTCTGGCGACATTGTTTCGTTGGTGAATAGAGCTTTTCAGATTAAGGAAAGTCTCGAACTATCGATGCAATTGTATGGAATGAGTAGCATACTCGAAACTTATTATGCTCAAAATCGCGAATTAGTATATCTCGAACATATAGAAGCTGAGGTGATCTCTTATATCGATAAGTGCGAAAAAAGAATGCTGAGCAGTTTTAGTATATTGGGTAAACGTATTAGTGATTACAGCGGAAAACTCTGGAATAAAATTGACAAGTCTTCTTACGAAAAAATAGTTGGCGAGTTGGTTTATTCACTAAATAGTGGAGCCGAATCAACTTTAAGGAAGACATTTCGTGTTGCATTGCAAAACACTACTCGATCTACAAAATATTATTTAACCAAAAACGGAGATGTATATCTGAAGATGTCTTGATAGACATGGAAAGGAGAACAACATGAAGAAAATATTTGTGTTTATAATTGCTGCCGCAATGATATTAACAATAACTGCTTGTTCGTCAGAAACACCAATCGATTCGGAAACGGGATCTCAATCGACAATCGAAGGAACAAGTAGTATTGAATCCGAAGAAGTGCCTGATATTAAGTATGCGGATATGATCCCCAATCCGGAAGAAATTTTTAAAAATGGTGAGATATCTATCGTAGATAAGGATGGCGGAAGCGCATATGTATTTCAGGTCAGAGGCTTCGAGGATGCGGAATATGAATCTTACATTTCGATGTGCAAAGAAATGGGGTTCGTAGATATTTCTTATGAGACCGAAAATGATGGCGGAAAAATGTTCGGAGCTTATACCGAAGACGGACAATATTGGGTTGAAGTGTTACTTGGAAACGATAATGGAATACTCGCTGTAACATGCAAGGAAAGCACAAAGAATAAATAAATTAGAGTGCTTATAAGGACAGGGATACCCTTCGCGTATCTCTGTCTTTTTTTTACACTCATTCGCATAATACACAAGTTCTATTATGAAAGGAGTATGAGCTATATGAAACAACCACCAAAAAAGGGAACGAAGGAACATTATTTTCAAGTTGTTAATCATATGACAGATTTGATGAATAAGGTTGCCAATGAGCATCCGGATACTACGGATCTCTTGAAGGAACTTTTTCTCGGATTGCAGATTGTAAACAACGAATACGTGTTGCCAAGTCATCCTTATTTTAAGACTACATAACGTGAATATTCTAATAAGATTGAGGCTTTGCTAAGCCTCTTTCTTTTTGCGCATTTTTTACAAATCCTTTTATGGAAAACCAATGAACATGAAAGGATGGTTAATTATGAAATATGTTATTGAAATCCATACTGACTGTATCGAAAGCTGGAAGAATGCAATCGGAGCACCGGGTTATCATGGTGAATGCATCCAAAAGATTATTGAATGCGATGCAGAATCAGATAAACGTGTTTTCGCTTGTTGCACTGGTACGTTGCGGTCATATTGGGATTCGAAGAAATTTTTCGGAAAGAATCGTGTACAAAAATGGAATTGGTAAATTGATAGATTAGAGCTCTTATTACGAGCTCTTTTCTTTTGTCTCTTTTTTGCCGCGCGAAAAATACATGCCCTTTTATGAAGAGAGGGATAGAATAGCTATTTTTTAAGATAGACATTCCCTTTTCCGTTTTGCAAAAAAGCACTGAAAGGAGATGTTTTAATATGGAGTTGCTGCATTATGGTATTAAAGGCATGAAGTGGGGTGTTCGTCGTTTCCAGAATAAAGATGGTACTAGAACCGTCGCTGGTAAAAAACGATATAATTCCTCCAGCATAAAATCCTCAATTAAAGAGGTCGTATCTCATCCGGTGCTAAAAAATACACTTGCATACCAAGGCTATATTCAAGCCGTGGATGATTATGTTGATTCATATTCAAAAACTCGTTATGGACAAATAAAATCCAATAAAAGATATGTCGAACAAGGAGCCGCATTTGCTAAGCTTTACGCAATGAAAAAATATCTTGAGTTCATGAAAGAATATGAATAAAAGCATTGAAAGGAGGCCCGTTGACCATGCTTGAAAGTCAATTCCAAGCAAAGCTCATTAAAGAGCTTAAGAAAAGATTTCCTGGTTGCATCGTTATGAAAAGCGATTCGGGATATTTGCAAGGCATTCCCGATCTGCTCATTCTCTACAACGATAAATGGGCTTCTTTGGAATGTAAACAAAGCGCTGGCGCAAAGAGACAACCGAATCAAGAGTATTATGTCGGGAAGATGGATGAGATGTCGTTCTCAAGATTCATCTGCCCGGAGAACAAGGAGGAAGTGCTGCATGATCTTCAACAATCATTCGAATCTTGAAGGGCAACACGCTTTTCTTGGTGCCAGCAAATATCATTGGATTAACTACAGCGAGGACAAGGTGGCGGAAGCATATTCCAAATTCCTCGCTACGCAAAAAGGAACCGTTCTTCACGAATTTGCGTGCCAGTGTATTCGTCTTGGGCAGAAATTGCCGAAGTCTCAAAAAACACTGAACATGTATGTCAATGACGCGATCGGTTTCAAAATGATACCAGAGCAAATTCTGTTTTACTCGGAAAATTGTTTTGGCACCGCCGACACTATCATGTTTCGAAATCGGTTCCTTCGTATTCATGATTTAAAGACCGGAGCTATTCCGGCACACATGGAGCAGCTTAAAATATACGCTGCTCTTTTTTGTTTGGAGTACAAAATAAAACCTGCTGATATCGATATAGAACTTCGTTTGTATCAAAACAATGAAATTCTGTACGATGAACCGACAGCGGAAGACATCGTTCCGATTATGGACAAAATCATCACTTTTGACAAGGTGATTCGAAAAATCAAAGAACAGGAGGGTTAAGCCATGAATTCCTTTGTGGAGGAAATGCTGATGCACTACGGAATGCCAAGACGTTCCGGTCGTTATCCCTGGGGTTCTGGAGATAACCCTTACCAGCATAGCGGGGATTTTCTGTCGCGAGTGGAAGAGATGAAGAAATCTGGATTTACTTTCACAGATAAAGACGGAAAAACCTACACCGGTGAAGTAGCCATCGCCAAATCTATGGGCCTGAGCACAACGCAGTTCAGGACACAGATGAGCTTGGCGAAAGATGAAAGAAGATCTGCCGACGTTTCGACTGCTAAGGCGCTTCGGGAAAAAGGTTACAGTCTGAACGAAATCGCGGAGAAAATGGGATTCGCTAATGATTCTTCCGTCCGTTCTTTGCTCAACGAATCGTCCGAAGCCCGTATGAATCAGGCTAAAACCACGGCCGAATTCCTGAAAAAGCAGATTGCTGAAAAAGGAATGATAGATGTTGGAACCGGCGTTGAGCGGGAACTGGGCATCTCTAAAGAAAAGCTAAACCAGGCTCTTTATATTTTGGAGATGGAAGGCTATCCGATATATGGAGGCGGTGTTCCGCAGGTTACGAATCCTGGAAAGCAGACCAACATTAAAGTTATCTGCCCTCCTGGAACAGAACACAAAGAGATTTACAACTTTGAAAATGTTCATTCTGTGAGGGACTATATCTCTTATGATGAGGGCGAGTCTTTCAGAAAAGCGTTTGAATATCCGTCCAGTATGAATTCCAAGCGACTTCAGATTCGTTATGCGGAAGATGGTGGAATTCAAAAAGATGGTGTTATCGAGCTTCGAAGAGGGGTAGATGATCTTTCTCTTGGAGATGCCCATTATGCACAGGTTCGCATTCTTGTGGATGGAACACACTATCTTAAAGGGATGGCCGTTTATTCTGATGATCTACCCGATGGCGTTGATGTTGTGTTCAACACCAATAAAAAGAAAGGAACGCCGATGCAAGATGTTCTTAAGAAAATTAAGGATGACCCGGATAATCCGTTTGGCTCGGCGATTAAGGAGCATGGAGGTCAGAGTTATTATGACGACCCAAATGGAAAGTACACTGACCCGGTGACAGGAAAGAAGCAGTCCCTTTCTCTTATCAATAAAAGAGCCGAAGAAGGCGATTGGGGCGAATGGGCTGATAAGCTTCCTTCACAGTTTCTTTCTAAACAGCCAAAGTATTTGGTAGATAAGCAGCTTAATCTTGCGATAAGCGATAAGATGGCCGAGTTTGATGAGATTTGTTCTCTGACCAACCCTACCGTCAAGAAATCGCTGCTCAGTTCTTTCGCCGACAGCTGTGATTATGATGCTGTCCATTTGCAAGCAGCCTCCCTACCCCGCCAGAAGTATCAAGTTATCCTGCCGATTACTTCGATGAAAGATAACGAGGTCTATGCGCCGAACTATAAGAATGGCGAAACCGTAGCTTTGGTTCGTTACCCACATGGCGGAACCTTTGAAATCCCGATCCTCACCGTCAACAATAAACAGGCGGAGGCGCGAAGGGTTCTTGGCAATACTCCGAAAGATGCCATCGGTATCAACAGCAAGGTTGCGGAGCGCCTTTCCGGAGCCGATTTTGACGGCGATACCGTTATGGTTATTCCGTGTAATTCAGGAAGAAGCAAGGTTAAGATTACTTCTACCCCGCAGCTAATCAAAGATTTCGACCCCAAGCTTGAATATGGCGGAAAGAAGGAAGGAACCTTTAAGCAAATGCGGGACACTCAGAAAGAAATGGGCGTTATCTCTAATCTGATTACGGATATGACCATTAAAGGTGCCACCAGAGAAGAGCTCGCAAGAGCAGTTCGGCATTCGATGGTGGTTATCGATGCTGAAAAACACAAGCTCGATTACAAGCAGAGTGAAATCGACAACGGCATCAGTTCTTTGAAGAAGAACTATCAGGGTACTGTGGAAAACGGTCGTTATCACGAGGGTGCTTCTACCCTTATTTCCCGTGCAAAATCGGAGGTATCGGTGGTAAAAAGACAAGGAAGCCCCAAGATTGATGAAAAGACCGGAGAACTTGTGTGGAAACCAGTTGATGATCCCGTTTATGTGGATAAAAGGACTGGTAGGACTAAGGTTAGAACACAACCCAGTACCAAGATGGCTGAAACAAAAGACGCCTACACACTTGTATCTGATGTGGATTCCCCAATTGAGAGGGCCTATGCGAACTATGCCAATAAAATGAAGGCCCTGGCAAATCAGGCGCGTCTGGAAATGTTATCTACGGGTAAGGTCCCATATTCTGCTTCTGCTAAAGAGACCTACCAGGCCGAGGTCGATTCATTGACCGCCAAGCTTAATGTTGCATTAAAGAACGCCCCCAGGGAGAGGCAGGCTCAGACTATAGCTAATGCGGTAGTAGCCGCCAAGAAACAGGACAATCCTGGCATGACAAGCGGCGAAATCAAGAAAGCCAGTCAACAAGCTCTTACCCAGGCCCGGTCTATGGTGGGCGCAAAGAAAGAAACCATCAAAATAACAGACCGAGAGTGGGAAGCAATTCAGGCAGGTGCTATCAGTGAAAACAGGCTCCGTCAAATTATAGATAATGCCGACATAGATGTGCTCAGGCAGCGCGCTACACCTAGAGCGTCTACTACTTTGAGTACCGCTAAGATGCAAAAGATTGCATCTATGAATGCTTCTGGTTATAGCACCTCTGAAATTGCTGAAGCTTTGGGAATTTCTACGAGCACTGTGTCGAACTATCTGAAATGAAAGGAGTGACCTAGTATGAATGGTTCATGTGCTCTTACTACATTTGACAATCCTTACGATCCGTTTGAACGGTTCTCCGATTGGTTCTTGTTCGATGTAGGAAAAGGTTACAATACTTGCTCTTACCTTGCTCGAATCGCCAAAACATCTGACCAATTTTCAGATGAAGAAAACGATCAAGAGATTGAAAGAGCAATTGATGAGATTATTAAGCATGACTTCATGAACATTTACAAGAAAGTAAGAAGAACTTCAGCAACGACTTGATTGGACTATGGATAGATACCATCGCTCGTCTTGTCGTTTTTATTTTGCTGTTGATTCTTATTTTCTAAGTTGGGGTTTTAAGTTGTTTTCTCACTAGATGGTATGGCTATACTGTTGCTTTGTGGGTATAGGGGGGGTGTCGAAAAAAATCCACCCCCTCCCACATCGCGGCGGTCTTAAAAAAATCCCCGGGGGTTATTTTTAGGGTTCGCTTTTAGGAAATGATGCAGTATTTGAGCGAGCTTACAGGGTTGGTGGCAGCTTTTCTTCATGTGCTCCTCCTTCTTCCTTTCATGTTTTTCTCCTTTCGGTGATTGATGGAAGCCAGCTCTGTAAGTTCTCTCAAATACTGTATCAAAACCTATGCAAAACGGATACTCGCAAAGCAAATAGTACATGGCAGCAAACAGAGAGGAGGCAGTAAGGATGCCAAAAGGTAAAGCTGCAAGCTCTTCTGAGTCGTCAAGAAAGATGAGACCGGCTTTATCTCCGGAGGCTAGAGAAAATCAATTGGTTTCTTTGGCCGTTGATCTTGCTGAAAAGCAGTTAAGAGAAGGAACTGCTTCTTCTCAGGTTATTACTCATTATCTGAAACTTGGTTCGACTAAGGAAAAGATAGAAAAAGAAATTCTTGAGAAGCAGAAAGAGCTTATCGAGGCCAAAACACAAAACCTTCAATCCGCAAAACGTGTCGAAGAACTCTACACCAATGCTCTTAACGCTATGCGTCATTATTCTGGTGCCGGGGGCGATGAAGATGAGTGTTAGAACTTATACGGAACTGATATCTCTTCCGACATTTGAGGAACGATTCCGTTATCTGAAGTTGGATGGGAAAATCGGCGAAGCTACTTTCGGTTTTCAAAGGTGGCTTAATCAAGAATTTTATCATTCCAGCGAATGGCTGAGTTTTAGAGACGACGTTATCATTCGAGATAATGGGTGTGATTTGGGAATTGCCGGCCATGAAATATTTGGACCGGTACTAATACACCACATCAATCCGATTACTTATGAGGATATCATAAATCGAAATCCTTGCGTCTTTGATTTGGAAAATGTGATATGCACGCAGCTAAAAACACATAACGCTATTCACTACGGAGACGAAAGTATCCTTATCTTAAAACCGGTTCAAAGGAGCCGCAATGATACTTGCCCTTGGCGAAAAAATTGAAAGGAGTACATTTTATGAGCACGATGTATGAAGATGTCGATATGGAAAACCCCGACGGAGTTTCCGGAGATGGCAGCGATATCTGCGACGATCTTATTGGCGTAGTGGTTAATTGTCTGTCGCTGAATATCCGAGAAAAAGCTTCTGCCGATTCAAATGTAATCGCGGAAGCAAAGGCTCTTGACGAGCTGAAAATCGACATGGCAAATTCCAATGATGATTGGTATGCGGTCTGTACAGTTGCCGGTATTGAAGGCTTTTGCATGAAGAAATTCATCGCCGTTAGAGAGTGAGGTAATTCGATATGGACAGCATACTGACATCGATTAAAAAACTGCTCGGAATTACAGAAGAATACGAGCACTTTGACCAGGATATCATCATGCATATCAATTCAGTGTTTTCTGTTCTTACTCAACTTGGTGTCGGTCCTGCTGAGGGATTCCGTATCGAAGATGACAGCGCCGAATGGTCTGAATTTCTGCAAGATGATTTCCGTCTTGAGTTTGTTAAAACCTACATTTATCTAAAGGTTCGGTTGGCTTTTGATCCTCCGCTTAGTTCAGCAGTTATCGAGTCTATCAACAGACAGATAAGCGAGCTTGAGTGGAGGATCAATGTTTCTGTCGACCCGAAACCAGCAGAGAAAGGAGAAATTCAAAATGGATAATACTTCGCTTTCTCATCATGGTATCAAAGGAATGAAATGGGGCGTTAGGAGATTCCAGAATAAAGACGGATCTCGAACAGCCGCTGGAAAAAGAAGAGCGAGGGAAAACGCTTCCGAAGAACCAAGCCATGATGATTATAAAAAGGCTCATAGTGGCAAAAGCGTAAAAACCATGAGTGATGCTGAGCTTCGCAGCCGTCTTAATCGTCTGCAAATGGAGCGGCAGTATAAGCAGTTGTCCGGCAGTGATGTTAATCGCGGTAAAGAATTTGTTTCTAAGACAATGAAAGCCGCTACTGGAATAGCAACTGCTACCACCACAGCGATTACGCTTTACAACAACTATGACAAGATTAAGAAAATCGTCAGTGGCCTTAGCAAGAAGTAAAAAGGAGATCGATTGCTTATGGCATTATCAAACACTGCCGTCCCCAAATATTACGGCATGTTTCGTGATGCCGTTCTTCGAGGGGAAATCCCGGTAAACAAAGAAATCTCCATGGAGATGAACCGCATCGACGACCTTATTGCCAACCCCGGCGTTTACTATGACGACCAGGCGGTTGAGGGATGGATCGCCTATTGCGAAGCGGAGCTGACTCTTACTGATGGTTCCGATCTTTCTTTGCTGGACACATTCAAGCTATGGGGCGAACAGATTTTTGGATGGTATTACTTTGTTGAACGAAGCGTATACCAGCCAAATCCAGACGGTCACGGCGGACACTACATTCGGAAGAACGTCAAGAAGCGTCTTATCAATAAACAGTATCTTATCGTAGCCAGAGGCGCTGCAAAATCAATGTACGCTTCCACTCTACAGGGATACTTTCTCAACGTTGACACTTCCACCACGCACCAAATCACCACGGCGCCGACCATGAAGCAGGCGGAAGAAGTTATGTCTCCTTTGCGTACTGCGATAACGCGTTCTCGCGGACCGTTGTTCCAGTTCCTGACGGAAGGTTCTTTACAGAACACCACCGGTTCAAAAGCAAATCGCACCAAATTGGCGTCAACCAAAAAAGGCGTGGAGAATTTTCTTACCGGTTCTCTTCTTGAAGTTCGGCCAATGAGCATTGCTAAGCTCCAAGGTTTGCAGATTAAGGTGGCAACGGTTGACGAATGGCTTTCCGGCGACATTCGAGAGGATGTTATCGGTGCAATTGAACAGGGCGCTTCAAAAGTAAACGACTACATTATTGTAGCAATCAGTTCCGAAGGTACAGTCCGTAACGGAAGCGGCGATACAATCAAAATGGAGTTGATGGACATTCTCAAAGGAGATTACATCAATCCGCACGTATCCATATGGTGGTACAAACTCGATTCGATTGACGAAGTTGGAGATCCGGAAATGTGGCTTAAGGCCAATCCGAATCTTGGTAAAACTGTGAGTTACGAAACTTACCAATTGGATGTGGAAAGAGCTGAGAAAGCCCCCGCCGCACGAAACGATATTCTCGCAAAGCGTTTTGGGTTGCCCATGGAGGGATATACCTACTACTTTACTTATGAAGAAACGCTTCCTCACCGAAAGAGAGACTATTGGCAGATGCCATGTTCTCTCGGTGCAGATTTATCGCAGGGCGATGACTTCTGCGCTTTTACGTTTTTGTTTCCGTTGTCAAACGGTTCTTTTGGCATCAAGACACGAAATTACATAACTTCTATGACATTGATGAAACTGCCCGCAGCTATGAGGATCAAATACGATCAGTTCATGGCCGAAGGCAGTTTAATTGTTTTAGAGGGTGCTGTGCTCGATATGATGGACGTTTACGAAGACCTCGACAATCATATTTCAGAGTGCGGCTATGATGTTCGCTGTCTTGGCTTTGACCCGTATAACGCCAAAGAATTTGTCGCCAGATGGGAACAGGAAAATGGTCCGTTTGGCATTGAAAAAGTTATTCAGGGCGCCAAAACGGAATCGGTTCCTCTCGGGGAATTAAAGAAGCTTTCCGAAGAAAGGATGCTTCTCTTCGACGAGGAACTCATGACTTTTGCTATGGGTAACTGCATTACCCTTGAAGATACCAACGGAAATCGAAAATTGCTCAAAAAACGATACGAGCAAAAGATTGACGCTGTTGCCGCGATGATGGATGCATATATCGCATACAAGCTCAATCGTGATGCGTTCGACTAAAAAGGAGGTGATGATTCAAATGGGAATGTCTTTTGGTTCCAGACTGAAACATGCTTGGAACGCATTTACGGGAACTGATTATACAACCTATCAGGATGTTGGACCTGGCTATTCGTCCAGACCCGACCGTATACGTCTTACCAGAGGCAACGAGCGGTCCATTATCACTTCTGTGTATAACCGGATTGCTTTGGATGTTGCGGCGTTAAACGTGCAGCATATTCGTCTGGACGAAAATGGACGCTTCTTATCCGTTATTCAGGATGGTTTGAACACCTGCCTTACCGTAGAAGCAAATATCGACCAAACCGCCAGAGCCTTTATTCAAGACATTGTCGTGTCCATGCTTGATGAAGGCTGCGTGGCGATTGTGCCCGTTGATACAACTTATGATCCTTCCGTTACCGGTTCGTATGACATTCAAACCATGCGAGTCGGTAAAATTTTAGATTGGTACCCACAGCATGTTAGGGTCCGCCTCTATAACGAGCGAACCGGGGCAAAAGAAAACATACTGGTACCAAAGAGTACAGTAGCGATTGTTGAAAATCCTCTGTACGCAGTTGTGAATGAGCCCAACTCTACCATGCAGCGGCTTATTCGAAAACTTAACCTACTTGACGTCATCGATGAACAGAGCGGTTCCGGAAAATTAGATTTGATTATCCAGTTGCCCTATGTCATCAAGACGGAAGCAAGGCGTCAACAGGCCGAAAACAGGCGAAAAGATATTGAAGCTCAGTTGTCCGGTACTAAATACGGTATTGCTTATGCCGACGGTACCGAGCGTATTACGCAGTTGAATCGTTCCGTCAACAACAACCTTATGTCGCAGATTGAATATTTAACGAGTATGCTATACAGCCAGTTAGGTATCACTCAAAGCATATTGGACGGTACGGCGGACGAGAAAACGATGCTGAACTACAATAACCGAACGATTGAGCCTATTATTTCAGCTATTGTTGACGAAATGAAACGAAAGTTTCTAACAAAAACCGCCCGATCACAATCCCAGTCGATTTCGTTCTTTAGAGACCCGTTTAAACTCGTTCCTGTCAACGATATCGCTGAAATTGCTGATAAGTTCACTCGAAACGAAATTATGACATCGAATGAAATTCGGCAGGTTATCGGCATGAAGCCTTCGGATGACCCGAGAGCGGACGAGCTTAGGAACAAAAACCTCAGCGCCCCGAGCGAGTCAGAGCCGGAAATCAATCCGCCTGTCGAAGACGAAAACGTTGAAACAGAGTAGTTTCGAGAGTAGGGTCTCTAAAACAAAAACGAAATAAGGAGGAAATTCAAAATGGAAAGAGCATTTCAGCCTGAAGCCTGCGATTTCAGCGGATGGGCAACCAGAAACGACCTTAAATGCTCTGACGGAAGAGTGATTCGTAGAGACGCGTTCAAACATGACGATGGAATCAAAGTCCCTCTCGTATGGAATCATCAGCACAATGACCCACGCAATGTGCTTGGTCATGCATGGCTGGAAAATCGTCCGGAAGGTGTTTATACCTACGGCTTTTTCAACGATTCCGAATCCGGCGAGATCGGAAAGATTCTTGTAAAGCATGGGGACATTTGTGCGTTGTCTATCTACGCCAATCAGCTTCAGCAGAGAGGGTGCGACGTTCTTCATGGAGAGATTCGTGAAGTAAGCCTGGTCCATGCCGGTGCAAATCCTGGCGCTTTTATTGATTCTATGCTCAAGCACGGCGAAAACTCGGATGACGAAGCGATCATCTATACGGGTATGCCGCTCTATCTGTCGCATTCCGATGCTGATAAGCAGGAAGACAAGGCGGACGACGGTGAAAAGAAAGAAACTTCCGAAAAGAAGGATGATCCTGAGAAGAAGACCGATTCCGATGAGGAGAAAACTGTCGCCGATGTAATCAACAGCATGACCGAAGAGCAGAAAAACGTTATGTACGCTATGATCGGTCAGGCTATGGAAGACCAGGGGGAATCTGACCCCGAGTCTGAAGACAATAACGATGACGATTCTAAAGGAGGAACTAATACTATGAAACATAACGTGTTTGATAAGGATGACCGTCAGAAGGAGAATGTTCTCGTTCATTCCGATGGGTCTGAGGTATCCAGCGAAGAGATTTCCACGATCTTTGGTGATATCAAGCGCTACGGCAGCCTGAAGGATAGTGTGCTTGCTCATGGCATTGACAATGTGGACTATCTGTTCCCTGACGCCCAGACTTTGGCCAACACCCCCGAATTTATTCAGCGTGATACCGGATGGGTAAAGAAGGTTATGAGTGGTGTGCACCACACCCCGTTTTCCCGCATTAAGTCCATCTTTGCCGATATCACCGAGGACGATGCCCGCGCAAAGGGGTATTTCAAGGGCAAGCTGAAGAAGGAAGAGGTCTTTGGTCTTCTGAAGCGCACCACTACTCCGACTACCGTTTACAAGAAGCAGAAGATGGATCGTGACGATGTTGTCGACATCACCGATTTCGACGTTGTGGCGTGGCTGAAGTCTGAAATGCGCATGATGCTGGACGAGGAGCTGGCCCGCGCTTATCTGATTGGCGACGGCCGTCTTGCTTCCAGCGATGATAAGATCAATGAGCAGAACATCCGTCCCATTCTCAAGGACGAGGAGCTGTATACCATTCAGGCTACCGTCAGCGTCCAGTCTTCCGCTACTGAGGACGACAAGGCCCGCGAGTTTATTCGCACCGCTATCAAGGCCCGCAAGAACTATAAGGGTTCTGGTCAGCCTACTCTGTACACCACTGAAGACATTCTTACAGATTGCCTGCTTCTGACCGATACCACCGGCCGCGATCTCTACACTGATGTCGCTCAGCTTGCAAAGAAGCTCCGCGTTAAGGAGATTGTGACCGTTCCGGTTATGGAGGGTGTAAACGGCAAGAACGGCGGCGCTCTGATGGGCATTATCGTTAATCTGGCAGATTACAATGTCGGTGCGGATCGCGGCGGCGCTGTGAACATGTTCGACGATTTCGATATCGACTACAACCAGCAGAAGTATCTGATTGAGACCCGCTGCTCCGGCGCTCTTATTAAGCCTTATTCCGCTATCGCTCTTGAGCTGAGCACTGCCGGTTAAAATCAACAACATAAAAATAGCAAGGAGGACTAATCAATGAATAACATGACTGTTGTTTACGCTGACGCTGAAGAGAAATATGTGAAAAACGTTATTCTCTATGGTAAGACGGCTGATAATTACCTGTACACGGACAGCAAGTGTTCGGAAGCGAATAAAGTTGATAAAGATACCCTTCTCAATCTGTGCAAGAAGGGCGTAATTATCAACTATAACAGCACATATTACATGCCGCTGTTTTTCAAGGAAGAGTCTGGCGGCAGCGTATCCGTAACCTTTGCGACTGCTGTTTCCGCGTCTGCTTCTGCGGCGACTACTCTGTATTCCAAGGAGTATTCCGCTGACTAAAGGGGTGAAAATTCAAAATGGCGAAGTTTTATGGACCAATCGGCTATGCTGTTACTGAAGAAACAACCCCAGGCGTATGGGAGCCCCATATCTCCGAGCGCATGTATTTCGGCGAACTTGTCAGAAATACCCGCAGACTTCAGACAGCCGACAAACTCAACGACAACATCAACGTTTCGAATGAGATTAGTATTTTGGCCGATCCATTTGCTCGCGAGAATTTTCACTTGATGAAGTACGTTGGGTTTATGGGTGCTAAATGGAAGATAGAAAGTGTCGAAGTTCAGTACCCTAGACTAATATTGACTATAGGAGGGGTATATAATGGCGAATAGACTAGATCTACAGGCTTTGCTGGAAGATCTTCTGGGAAGCCGAAATGTGTATTACCAACCTCCCGAGTCAGTTAAGATGAATTACCCCGCCATCGTTTACGCTCTCGAAGATATCGAGAACACGTTTGCAGATGACGGGGTATATTTGTCTCACCGCAAATATCTGGTGACGGTTATTGATAAGAATCCGGACAGTTCTTTTATCGACATAGTGGCAAAATTGCCTACTTGCCGGTTTGTGCGGCATTACAAAAGCGATAACCTGAACCATTACGTTTTTACACTTTACTTTTAACAAGGAGGAACGAACCTATGAGTAAACTTGTTTGGGATAAAACCGGTGAACGTTTGTACGAAACCGGCGTAGACCATGGCGTTCTCTACCCTATTCAGACCGGCGGTCTTTACAATAAGGGCGTTGCCTGGAATGGTCTTACCGCTGTTACCGAAAGCCCCTCCGGTGCGGAGGCGTCTCCTATTTACGCGGATAACATCAAGTATCTGAACCTGATGTCTGCTGAGGAATTCGGCGCGACTATTGAGGCTTATACTTATCCGGATGAATTCGCTGAGTGCGACGGCTCTGCTGAAATTGCAACCGGCGTGACAATCGGCCAGCAGGCCAGAAAGGTGTTCGGCCTCAGCTATCGTACTGTCGTCGGTAACGATGTTGACAGCAACGACCACGGCTATAAGCTGCATCTGATTTACGGCGCTCTGGCTGCACCTTCCGAAAAGGGATATACGACTATCAACGACAGCCCCGAAGCCATCACCTTCTCTTGGGAAGTCAGCACGACTCCTGTCAACGTAACCGGCTTTAAGCCTACCGCCTGCGTGATTATCGACTCTACCAAGGTGGATGCGGAGAAGCTGAAAGCGCTGGAAGAGATCCTGTATGGTAAAGATCCTACAGGTCCCGAAACAGAAGACGGCGTAGATCCCCGTCTGCCTCTGCCGGATGAGATCATCACTCTGATGACCCCCGCCGGTTAAGCATAAGAAACAAAAGATTTAAGAATAGGTACAAGGCCGTATTCAGGTAAGCTGGCGGCTTTGTATTTTTTTTTATTTGAAAGGAGAAATTTCGCATGATTAAAAAAACAATCACTTATACCGACTATAACGGTCTTGAGCGCACTGAGGATTTCTGGTTCAACATCACGGAAGCTGAGGCTCTTGAAATGGAGATGAGCACAACCGGCGGTTACGGCGATATGATTCGCCGAGTTGTCGCGGCTCAGGACATGCCGACTATCATCAAGGTATTCAAAGACTTTATCTTTAAGGCATATGGCGAGAAGAGTCCTGATGGTAAGCGGTTCGTCAAGTCTGAGGAGCTTTCCACCGCATTCTCCCAGACCGAGGCATACTCTCAGTTGTACATGGAACTTGCCACCGATGCGGACAAAGCCGCCGAGTTTATAAATGGTGTGATTCCGAATAAGAAACCCGCAGCAAGCCAGCATCCGGCAATCGCTCCTGTCAACAATTGATTCGACAGCTATGGAGGACTGAAGAATGCTTCGAATTACAATACCTGCTGAGGAATTCTGGGATGAAGTCAACGAAGAGTTCATCTACACGAAAGAGCAGACCTTGCAGTTGGAGCATTCTCTGGTCTCTCTTTCAAAATGGGAATCCAAATGGTGTAAAGCGTTTCTTGGCAAACAAGACAAAACAGAAGAAGAAATTCTGGACTATGTCAAATGCATGACGCTTACCCAGAATGTGAATCCCGAGGTATACAAAAGGCTCACTGCCGCAAATTACGACGCGATTAACGCTTATATCGAAGCGCCGATGACAGCGACTTTCTTCTCAGAAGATTCGCTGCCAAAAAACAGCCGGGAAATTGTTACGGCTGAGCTCATTTATTACTGGATGATCGCTTTCAACATACCAGTGGAGTTTCAAAAATGGCACCTCAATAAACTTCTCACACTTATCAGGGTATGCAATGTGAAGAGCAACCCGCCTAAGCGAAGAAGCAAGCGCGAAATCATGAAACGGAATGCGGCTTTGAACGCTGCTCGTAGGAGCCGTCTCAATACGAGGGGGTGAGATTACGAAACGGAAAAAACGAGGTTATAAGAAGTGGCTCGAAACCTACACCAAGAGGGCGGTTGCCGTTATTCTTGCTGTTTCGCTGATCGATTTGCAGTTGTCGTATGTACTGGCTTTTATGGGACAAGTACAGATTGCAGAATCGCTTTCCAGCACGATAGCGAGCACCGTTGTAGGAGTTATGCTCGGCTATTTCTTAAAAGCGTTATTTGAAACGTTCTTTGAAAAAAGAGAAGAGCGTTTAAGAAGTAAGGAAGGTATTCACGAAGACAGTGTGGATATCGAGGAGGTTTGAAAATGCCTATTTATTTTATGACAACGGCTCTTTTGATTGTGTCCCTGGTGACAAACCTTACCGTTGAGGGAATCAAGAAGCTTTTGAACGAGACCACCATTAAGTATTCGTCTAACATTCTTGCTGCTGTGGTGGCCGTTCTGATGTCGTGCGCTGTATGCGCTATTTATCTCATCATGAATGATGTTGCTTTTACGCTGAAAGTCGGTGTCGAAGTTTGTATTCTTATGTATCTGAGCTTCCTCACCTCTACCGTAGGGTATGACAAGGTTATTCAGATGATTCAGCAAATCCGAGACACAAAGGAGGATACAACTCATGAGTAACAGTCCATTGGTGTCCTATACCAAATTAAGTCCCAATCATTCCGGACAGAGAACCCATGCAATTGACCGTATTACGCCCCACTGTGTTGTCGGGCAGTGCTCGGTTGAAACACTGGGCAATATTTTTGCTCCGACCTCCCGGCAGGCGTCCTGCCAGTACGGTATTGGCGTAGACGGAAGAGTCGGTATGTATGTGGAAGAGAAAAACCGTTCCTGGTGTTCTTCTTCCAATGAAAACGACCAGCGGGCCGTAACGATTGAATGCGCGAGCGATACCACCCATCCTTATGCGTTTAAGGATGTTGTCTATAACAAGCTCATCGAGCTTTGCGTGGATATTTGCAAACGCAACGGCAAAAAGAAGCTCCTGTGGCTTGGCGATAAGACAAAGACGCTTAATTACAATCCTGCCGCTGACGAAATGGTTCTAACTGTCCATCGTTGGTTTGCGAACAAGAGCTGTCCGGGCGATTGGATGTATTCCCGCATGGGCGATTTGGCTTCCAAGGTCACTGCAAAATTGGGAGGAAGTTCGGCCAGCAATCCCGGAACTGCCGGCGGTAACGTTTTGTACCGCGTCCAGACAGGAGCGTTCAGTAACAAGGCAAATGCGGACGCTATGTTGTCCAAGGTGAAGGCGGCTGGCTTCGATACTTACATGGTCAAAGTCGACAATCTTTATAAGATTCAGGTAGGAGCCTACAGCAACAAGGCAAACGCGGACGCTATGGCCGCCAAGCTGAAAGCTGCGGGCTTCGATACTTATATCACTACTAAGAGCGGAACGGCTGTTTCTTCCACTGCTAAAAAGAGCGTTGATGAGCTTGCCAGAGAAGTGATTCAGGGTTTGTGGGGAAACGGGCAGGATCGTAAGAACCGTTTGCAGGCAGCCGGCTACGATTACAACGCTGTCCAGAAAAGAGTAAACGAACTTCTGTAAAAGGATGATTCAATGATAAGGTTCAGACACAAGGGCGACTTCTCCAGAACAACTCGGTTTTTGGAGAGAGCGAAAGAGGCCGTCCGAATCGGGGATCTTGACAAGTATGGTCGAGAAGGGGTCGCCGCCCTTGCTTCTGCAACGCCTATCGATAGCGGGCAAACGGCTAATTCTTGGTATTACAAGATTGAAAACCGAAACGGAACGGCAAAGATTACGTTTTACAACTCAAATGTTCAAAATGGGGTTCCGATAGCCATTATTCTTCAGTATGGTCACGGGACCCGCAACGGTGGCTGGGTACAGGGTCGAGATTACATCAATCCTGCTATCCAGCCTATTTTTGACAAAATTGCAGAACAAGCATGGAAGGGGGTTACTAAGCTATGAGCACTACGATTGACGAAAGAGTCGTAGAAATGCGATTTGACAACAAGCAATTCGAAAGTAATGTTCAGACCAGCCTTTCCACTTTGGATAGATTGAAGAAGAGCTTGAATTTATCCGGCGCTGCAAAGGGTTTCGATGAAATAGACAGCGCTTCCAAAAAGGTAAATATGAACGGCCTTGCGAATGCTGTGGAGTCTGTGCGTCTGAAGTTTTCAGCTTTGGAAGTCATGGCGGTAACAGCCCTTGCCAATATCACCAATTCCGCTTTGAACGCGGGAAAAAGGATTGTTTCGGCGCTTACGATAGACCCGATTAAAACCGGTTTTCAGGAATACGAAACGCAAATCGGCGCGGTGCAAACTATCCTTGCCAACACTCAGCATGAAGGAACAAACCTTCAGCAAGTAAACAGGGCGCTGGATGAACTGAACACCTATGCGGACAAGACGATTTACAACTTTACCGAAATGACCAGAAATATCGGTACGTTTACCGCAGCCGGTGTAAATCTTCAAACTTCCGTTGATTCTATCAAGGGTATCGCTAACCTGGCCGCAGTTTCAGGTTCAACCTCTCAGCAAGCTTCTACGGCAATGTATCAGCTTTCCCAGGCATTGGCAGCCGGTAAGGTTTCGCTTATGGACTGGAACTCTGTTGTTAATGCCGGTATGGGCGGTAAGGTGTTCCAGGACGCGCTTGTAAGGACTTCTGAACTGCTCGGCACCGGAGCGAAAAACGCCATCAACATGTACGGCTCGTTTAGAGAGTCCCTTACCAAAGGCGAGTGGCTGACCACTGAGGTTCTCACTGAAACCTTGAAACAGTTTGCCGGCGCTTACAGCGAAGCGGATCTGATTCAACAGGGTTTCTCGGAGTCTCAGGCCAAAGAAATTGCTCAGATGGCGAAAACCGCAGAGGAAGCCGCAACTAAGGTTAAGACCTTCACTCAGTTGTGGGATACTTTGAAGGAAAGCGCTCAATCTGGATGGACGGCAACTTGGGAAATTTTGATTGGTGACTTTGAGGAAGCAAAAGACCTGCTCAGCGAAGTATCCGAAACCATCGGCAACGTGATTGGCGAGGCTGCCCAAGCGAGAAACGATCTGCTCAGCGGCGGTCTCAGTTCCGGGTGGAAGCAGTTGCTGAACCAGGGCATTGCCGATGAAGCCGGCTATATCGAATCTATTCAAGAAGTTGCCAGAAAAAGCGGCGACGCTTTCGACAAGATGGTCGCGGATTCGGATAATTTCAGCGACGCTCTTAAAAAAGGGTTGCAGGAAGGAGTTATATCTTCCGATACCCTTTCGGATGCCGGCCATAACCTCAGAGATAAAATGACTGGCATGTCTCAGGAAGAGCGTAAAGCCGCCGGTTATACCTCAGAGATGGTGGAGCAAATCGAAAAACTGGACGAGGGGCTCAAAAACGGCTCCGTTTCCATGGATGAGTTTACGGAAAAGATTCTAAAACCATCCGGCCGAGAGAATCTGATTCAATCGATTTGGAATGCCGCTAAAGGGTTGATGAGCGTTATTGCTCCTATTAAGGAGGCGTTCCGCGACATCTTCCCGCCTATGACTTCCGAACAGCTATACGCTTTTACAGAAGCGTTGAGAAATCTCACGGAAAGAATGAAACTCAGCGAAACGACTTCTGAGAATTTAAAGCGTACTTTTAAAGGCTTATTTGCCGTTCTCGATATTATCAAACAGGCTGTGACAGCCGTGTTTAACGCTGTTGGTTCGCTTCTTGGCGG